ACATAGGATGGACAGGTTTACCGTTTGACACGAATCCGTACTCATTTGCTAAGTTTACCTTTATCCAATCGTCTGTTTTGCCGTTTAATCCGCGTTTGTAGTAGTTGTCAGGTAGGTTAATAAGGTTTTCGGCATCATCGTTAATCTTCCACGACTCACCGTCTTTGTATACCCCACCTGCTTGTCGATAAAAAGCCCAATCTTCGGGTCGTTCTATTTCTGCTAGTTTAAAATACCAGTGATCTTCGTCGGGTGCGTTAGAGTCTCCTAGCATACCGTGGTGCGTAGGTCTTGCTCCCTCTTTGTTGGATGGGTATCTACCGTGACGTAGATCAAGCATATCAAGGACAGCCTTAGAATGCTCTTTAGTCTCGTTTAGCCATACCCATGTTGTCTGTATACCCCTAGCCTTCTTAACGTGTTCGGGGCGATCAAAGGCAATAAAGATAACATCACACTCAACTCGCGTTCCATCATCTAATCTAAAGCGTATAAAGTGCGTAGGCGGTTCTTTGTTGCCTTGTTTAAAGTCTCCTAGCTCTCCGTGGATTTCTAGCCAGTCTTTAATGGTAGTAGAGAACAATTCTGAATAGGTATTACGAGCCGCGATTACCCTAGAAAGGCGCACATTATAGTTCTTGTGTGACTTATCCTTGACGGGTTCTTGTTCACACATAAGGTCAAACAGTTTGAGAATACATTGTACTGTCTTGCCAGAACCTAGCGGCCCCATGATAAAGGAGTTTCTAGCGCGGCAATCAGAAAAATCTTGAAGCACTTGGCCTTGCGGCATTAGGTTGTATTCAATGTGGCTCATGCTTTATACCAAATATTCCAAAATAAATGCCGGTGCGGAGCATTGTTAATATGCTTCCACATTTTGCCTAAATATCTGCCTGACCTGTAATCATATAAGCGAGTAGGCTCCGCGTTGCAGTATTTAATGTTAAAGAATAAAGTAAAATATTTCATTTAAAATCCAAAGTCGTCATCTTTCATTTTTTGCCGAATATCCTATCGTAGTTATCTCTGTAGGCTTGTCTTGATTCTGCTGTGGTTTTTCTAGCGTGACTACCTTTACCGCCATTAGATTCTGGGAAGTGTCTATTGCGGGTTTCTTTATCAAGTTTATGCAAGTGGCCCTTCTTCTTCATCTAATCCGTCCATAAAGTCTGTTAGTTGGTAGATAAGCTCTCTCATGGCTATAGGGTCGCGGTCAACAAAGGCAGATATAAAGGCATCTACTATCTCTGTTTCGATATCGTCTAGGTCGTAGTTTTCAAACATAATCATTCCTTTAAAGGTACATCATAGTACCAAGTTAAGAAGTAATCAAGTATAATAGAGGTGTATGTGGGCTAGAGGCTAGTGAACAATAAAACACTAGAGCCGTGGTTGCCCCTCCAGACATAGCCTCCTTAGATCAGTCAGCACTGAATAAGGAATAGATTAGAGATTCGATACACATACAAAACTGCTGATGAGTCACTATCATAGTCCTCATTTCTTAAATTAACACCCCCAGTGTTAAAGGGTTAATACAACTTAAAGAAAGTCTAAGTACAACTTAGTTACTTTACTCTAATCTGCGCTAACCCTTACGCTTCCTGCTTCTTAGCTTAACTACTGCCACTTAATGTAGTTTTTATTACTACTTAATGCAGTTTGTTAAGACCCCTTTTTTTTGGCAATTTTTTTTTGAGTGGGATATATATATACACACATCACGCCACTTCGGAAGGGGGGGGGTCATTGCTCGGTGTCAATGCTTTCCTTATTACCATCGAATCGCTTGCGTTGAATGGAAACTGTCAGACCTTGGTCATCGGACGATACCTCAACTGCCTTTAGCTTTGGCTCAGTATAGTTCGCTATCTTATCCCATGCGTCGATACTGGCCTTTAAGGTAATCGCATCAGGCTCAGCGGTTGCTATCTCGTCTAGTTGGTTAGCACGTTCAGCCATTCTAATGATAGGGTGGAACTGATCGCCATACATATCTTGCAACCTTTTAAGCAGAAACTTCTTATTCTTACCTACACCTCTCGTGTTCATACCTTTTTGCCTCTATCAATTTGATTTTATTGTTACTTTTGGTAACACTTTCCGTTACTAATGGTAACACTTTTCCTCTTTTTTATCTACCTTGTGTAGTGTGTCGTGATTAGATAAGTGTGTGTCGTAATCAGATAAGTGCCATTGCTTACTGTAGAATAAAGTATCACTTCACTCATTTTATATAGGTAAATACACATGACTACTACAATTAACCGCGACGATGCTTTGGCCGTTGTCTCTCATATTTACACGTTTGAGATATACACTACTGACGGTGATATTAAACACGTTCTTTCAACTAAAGATAAGATTAAAGAGTTTCCATTGTTTGCTGAAGTTATAACCATTAACGACGTTAACGCTGAACTGGTTTGGTTATCTGATAACGATCAAGCCTTGTACGAAATAGCCGCCCATACATTCCACAACAAGTAGTTTCATCGGTAGCATTCATAGAGTGCTACTTATTGTAACTATTTTTAAACAACTAGGAGTAACAACATGATTAAAAACAAGTGTTATATTAGCCCAATATTAGAGCAGCAATTTGGTTTTAATGTGTATCGTGTAAATAATGATATCAATGGAAACCCTCGCTATGTCATACATTTTTTGGCGTTTGCTAATAATTATGACAAGGCGAAAAAAATCGCTAATGGGTTGGGGTTTAGTGTCTATCGCGCTAGGTGGTTCGGTGGCGGTTTTGTCGGTCAATCTTACAATTTAGAGAGCACTATTGAGCAAATTATTGACGCTCGCGAGGTGGCAGCATGATTGAACTATTCGGAGGCGCATTACTGGTGGCTATGGTGGTCATGGTTTGGGAAAGTGAAAAGATGATACAAGAGAAAAAAGACAACGAAAGAGGTAACAACCAATGAAATACAGGGTATATTTTTATAGTTTTGACTATTCAAAATTCGCAGACAATTTAATTGACGCAGAAAAAATAGGCAGAGATTCAGGTTTTTCATATAAAATTTATGAGGTGACAGCATGAACAACGCATTGAAGATCAAAAAAGCGAAAGAGGCAAAAGCAGAGGCGCGCAGAGAGTTTATTACAGAGTTTATGTGCTGGACTATCCTACTACCACTGGCAGGCATGACAGTAGCCTTATTCATGGCGATAGCCACTATAATATTACTTTAGGAGGATACAATGGTTGAAGCTAAACCCAATCTAAACAACAAAAAAGACGTAAAGAAATTCAATACAGTAAGAGAGGCCGTTGACTACTTAAACGAGATAACCGGCTTCCCGATGGACGCAGAGAGCTGGCGGCTGATAGGCAAACTGCGACTAATACCATAAGATTAAGGGGCTGTGATAGCCCCTTTTTTTAACCCTGCTCAGTTTTAATTAATCTCTTTAAATACCATTCAGCTTTTTGCAGAGACTCAACCCCGCCCTTTTCCTTGTATCTCCATAGGTACTTCATACAACAAGCCTTACAATGTGCCGCAAACTCTGCCCTAGTCATGCTAGCTTCAATCGCGTCAATACACTCGATACCTCCCTCGCTTTGATAATGCGATGGATTGTTAACATTGCAATTCCCTGCCACTTCATTTTTAATTAACGCCATTATTACCTCCTGATTAATTTATTAAGCCCCATGTTGGTTACATTAGCGGCTTTTCAGTTACTAATGTAACTATTTTGGGGCGCTATGGTTGTTTAGTTATCTCTTAACAATATTATGTTTTTGTCTAGCGATAACTAACCAATACTGAATTAATATGGTGTTACAGTTGATCGCTCAACCTCGCCATGATCAACGTGATATGTAATTGAGTGTGCCGCCCTTTTAGACACATATCCACCCCTAGCCGCGTAAGCATCTCTAGCCGCCAGTGTAGGGTGTCGCTCCACAATAGCTCCCGAACCCTCTGCAATATGCGCCTCAGAATGATGATAATGCCCTGTGTGAATGTAGCAATACTCTGTATCACCCCACATTGACCTATAACGTGGCTCACTGGCAAATAACTGCGGTAGCTGTGCGTTTTTCTTCTTGTGACCATGATGAAACCCTAACATAATATTTCCATGTTGGTGCGCGTAGTAAGGGAACTCAGTATCATCAACCTCTAGCCTGTCATTGTCACGATAAATCTGCTTTGCCGCCTTTCTTAGCCATGCGCTACCGTACTCGTCGTGATTACCCTCGCACACAATGATCTTTACCTGTGCGAACTTGGTCAACATCAGCTCAACACAACCCATCATAATAGTCATAGATAGCTCGATCATCTTAGAACTGCGGCTATCTGCGTCTAAAATGTGACCACTAGCAGGTGTAACCGCCTTTAAAGAGTCAAAGTGCAAGAAGTCACCTTGCAGATTTAATATCCCTAGCTCAGAGGCAGGCGAGTTAGCGACCAACTGATTAACCGCTTTGAAGGCTGTACTCTCAGCAATTTTAACGTCCCAATCTCCCCCTGTTTCAGCCTCCCAAGCATACATTCCCAAATGGTAGTCAGTTAGTGTGATTAGCGTACACAAGTCCTCATTAGCCACGCTAGGCGGCTCAATCACAGGCGCAGGTAGCCACTCATAATTCTCTATGGCGTTCAGCATGGTCTCAATAGCCAGTTTTTTGTCTGGTGATTGCTTCACCCACTGTAAACCCACACTACCATCGGCTTTGTATGCCGTACTAACACCAGTTACCCCAAACCCACTAGCCGTTTTATGTATCAAGTCAGACTCAGGCTCAAAACCCCCTTTTGCAGACTTATTTCTCGCGCAGGTGATCGCTTGTGTAATCGCAGTTTTTGACTTACCAAGCGCGTCAGCCGCCTTGCGGTGGCTACCATGCTCTATCACCGCCTCAATCGCCTCGATCTGTTTGTCAGTCAGACGACTATAAACCTCTCGCAAATAAATTAAGCTATCCATTACTCTCTCCTAATAGCTCAGGGTTTTCGTATATGTTGCCTTTGATTTCTGGAAAATCACCTTCCATCGCACTATCAGAGTACGAATGAGCGCAAATAAACCTATCACAATCATAACAAACGCCATATTGTGAAGTAATTTTCACCTCTACCAATCCCAATCCGGCAACGAGAACAACATCACCCCCATAAATCTCAGCGCCTTCTGAGTCCTTTAAGCCAGTGTATTGCCTTCGGGCTACTAGACTGCATCCGTTGTAGTAATCGTTATCTCTCGCGAGATTGCCCTTCTCAATTTCGTCAAGCGTGTACTTCTGCTCTAACATCCCGCCTGTGTAGTTGTCTTGGTAAATGTAGCTAAATTTAATTTCTCGCATCACTCTCTCCTTTAATTAGTAGCCCGTTGTCGCCACAGGCGGGCTAGTCCTGCTCACTAGGGACAAGTAACCCTTGGCTAGAATGGTTACACACCTTCCAAGGTATGAATCAAAATGGTATGTCGTCGTCAAAGTCTTGCGCCGCAGCGTTCGCGTCCATCGGTTGATTTTGCGGCGGTGGTTCTGGCCTTTGCGCGGGTGCAGCGTAGTTGTTGCCCTCTGTGCGGCTGTCAAGCATTTGCATATTGCTGGCAACGATCTCGGTTGTGTATCTATCTTGGCCGTTATTATCCTGCCATTTGCGAGTACGCAAGGAACCCTCAACATACACCTTTGAGCCTTTTTTCAGATACTCGCCAGCAATCTCACCCAGCCGATTGAAAAACACTATTCTGTGCCATTCGGTGCGTTCTTGCGCTTCGCCAGTAGTTTTATCCTTCCATGACTCTGACGTTGCTATGCTTAAATTTGTTATTGCGTTACCTGATGGCGTGTGCCTTGTTTCAGGATCTTGACCACAGTTACCAATAATAATTACTTTGTTTATACCTTTGCTCATTGTTGTTGCTCCATCGTTTTTAAGTTATTTGTTACTTTCAAAATCGTTGACACAGATTTGTCAATTTCGGCCTGTAGCTTTGCTAAAAATTCATCATCACGCCTAACAGGAATCAACAAGGGTTTTACTTTGGGGTGATAGGCGAACAAATCCCAAGACTGTGCGCCAGTTATCAACATACACCCTTGAACCTGCTGAAAATAGGCAGTTTTAAACGTATCGGGGTTCAAGTGATATTTGACCATCGTACTAGCTTTAGGACATTTGATTTCTAACCCTGAAACTATTTTTCCATCTTGATAAATAACACCGTCTGGACTGCAACCGTACTCGCCAGAATCATGCAAAATAAAACCATGCTCGGTGACATCAACATCATGGATAAACTCATAGGCTTGCCGCGCCTCCTGCTCCAACTCTTTGCCGCGCTCCATGTGCTCATTCGTGTAAAAAGAGTCCGACTCGCCAGTTAAACGCTCGCCGATCAATTCATGTACATAACCCACAGCTTGCTTTGACGGTTCACCCTTGGTTGTTACTAGCTTTTTAAAATTACTGGCAGAGGGTTTGCCAAGCCTAGATTCAAACCATTCATCCGAACCCTGTGCATGGTCTAATATAATCATTTTTTAGCCTCCAAAGCACTTACAACTCGCTCATAATCATTGGCTAAAATATCTTTAATATCACCCACTTTGAACCAACTCAAAAACCTAAACCGATCTGACTTAGTTTCATCAAGTAACTTCTCAATGGTTATTATTTGATTCTCAGAAATAGTCTTGACTTCGCTTTTATTCTCGTTTCCGCGCAACATTGCCGCCTCCGCATCATCATCTGCAACTGGTATTCCTGCGATGGATTGCAAGGCGTACCGTCTTGCGTATGTTATTGCAGACCCAGATGATTGAGGGTCTTTCTTAACCGTTGGCAACGTGTATTCCATTTCAAGGTATTGACCAGAAACGTGCATTAATCTAGTTGATACGCCAACGCCATGCTCGTTACTAATTGGGAATTGGGTATAACTCAACCCGTTATCGGAAAACGGTTGTTTGATTGCCTTAATAACTGACGTTATATCAGCATATTTTGATTTAAAGAAAGGGTTAGATGAATCCTTAACAACGCCCCCCATTTGTCCCTGAGCATTACATAGTGCTTTAGCTAACTCATTGATTAATTCGCTTGATTTCATTGCTCACTCCTTGCTGTTTCCATTTGTTCAATCATGTATCGAAACGCATAACCCATATCATACGCTTGTGACTCACCCTCTTTATGCGGATAGCCTTTACTGGCGTCATAATCTCCGCGATCAAGGTCGTTTAAAAACTCTTTATCGCTCATCACTCACCTCCGGTTTCATACGGTACTAGCTTAAAGTCCCAATCATCAAGCAAGCCTGTTTCTCGGTCATACGAAAGGTTACATACACGTACTTCATAAATACCATCAAGACAGTCACCTAAGTTATATAACCGTATTCCTAGGTCTTGAAAGTCCTCAAGCAAATAATTATAACCAACACTCTGCCGCTTTAACATAATAAGGCTTCGTTTTTCGTGTAAGTTCCCCCGCTTGTCCGCCCATTGTGCAGTTTTAAGCCTCACCACTACTTTAGGTTTAGGTAGTTTTGTAAGTAGATTAAGCTTGTCATCCATCACTCACCCCCTTAGCTGTGCTTTGTGATCTTCAATGATTTCTTCTAGTGCGCTTTCCAAATTCAAATAAATAGCGTTACGGTATTCAGCATGCAATTCACCGCCAACATAGTAACCGTATATGTATGCTATCCACTTTAAGTAGTTGTCGCGGTCAACAAGCGGTGGCAGGATATCGTCGCACCAGTTGAAATCGTTTTCCAAGAACGCTATACACACTAAATCTTTTTCTGTATCAGTGTAATCTATCAAATCACGATCTTCAAAATCTCTAAACCAAGTAGCGGCTTTTATGACAGCTTTGCGGGCTTCTTTAGTGTAATTCATGTAACTCTCCTTTAGTGATTTACCCTCTACTATACAGTGTTTACGTTTTGTGTCAACCCCCTATTGCAAATTCATTGCTTAGGGTATATTATGTAATCTCAATTAACGGAGGTGAAGAAATGATTACAATTCAGACAAAAAACAGAGGCGGTAATGTTATATATTCGCATGAATGCGAAAACAACACTATTAAATTGACCTTAGAAAAGGCTGTTAAGGAGGGCACTGATCTTCGGGGTGCTAATCTTCGGGAAGCTAATTTACAGGGCGCTGATCTTAAAGGTGCTTTACTTTTTTGCGCTGATCTTGAATATGCTAATTTAGAGATGGCTGACTTAGAGATGGCTGATTTAGCAATTACTGATTTAGACAATGCAGTCTTAAAACGGGCCAATCTAAGACAGGCCGATTTAAGCCGAGCTAGGCTACAACGGGCTGATTTAGAGATGGCTGATTTAGAGAATGCTAATTTAAGACAGGCCGATTTACAGAATGCTAATCTAAAAAAGGCTAAACTAGGAAAAGCTAATTTAACGCAGGCCGACTTAACGGGGGTAATAAAATGAACATACAAAAATCTTTAACGTACTTTATGAAGCTGAATGGATACACTCAGGCAGATATCAGCAGGCTTGCTATTCTAAACCCTGCTACTATTTCATTAGTCATTAACGGTCACAGAGACCCTAACTGCAAGACCATTCAGAAATTGGCTGATTTTTTTGAGGTTAAGGTATCTGAGTTTATTCAGGTGGGTGAGCGTGGATAAGCCATCATACTACGCTATTATTCCTGCTAGTGTCAGATATGACGATACACTTTGCCCTAATGCTAAACTTTTATATGGCGAGATTACCGCGTTGTGTAACAAAGAGGGAAAGTGTTGGGCGGGAAACGCCTATTTTGCTAACTTGTACGGAGTAAGCAAGGTATCTATCTCAAAATGGGTGCGCCAACTGGTCGAGGCAGGGTGTATTGAAAGTGAAATACAGTACGCGGAGGGTAGTAAAGAAATATTAAATAGGTATATAACTTTAGTTAATGGGGGTATTAAAGAAAAGTTAAGTACCCCACAAAGAAAAGTTAATGACCCTATTAAAGAAAAGTTTAAAGATAATAATACAGTTAATACTACAACTAATATTACAGTTAATAATAACGATCATTTTGATGCTTTTTGGTCTGCTTATCCTGTTAAAAAGGGTAAGTTAGCCGCAAGGAAAGCATGGGATAAGTTGAAGTTAAGTGATGATGTTGTTAAATTGATTGCTGAAAACATGAAGGCTAGAATGGATGCGGGGGAATGGGAGGATAAACAATACATTCCGCACCCTGCTACGTTTTTAAATGGTAGGCGGTGGGAAGATGAAGTGACCCCTGCTAAACAATCTATCAGGCAAAATTCTATTATGAATGATGTGAATGATAGGTCATGGGCTGAAAATACGAGCATTAGAAAAAGAAATATTGAAGATGCGCTAACAGATACAACATGGGTTACGGGAGGATAGAATGGCTAGGACAAATAAAATATACAAAGTTTTATATGTTGGTGAGTGCAATGATAATTTTAAGCATGGGAATGAGTACAGTTACGGCTACATTGAAAAAGTAACTGGCATTCCTACAAAAGTATTAACCTCTAGGTTTAGCCAGTACAAAAAAGGAAACAATTTGGCTGTGACTCAATTTTTAGAAAAATTGTTATTTCCCCATAATGGCAAAGATTACAGCGCCGTTTATGTTGGCAAATGCAATTCTAATTTTAAAAATGGTAAATCGTACAGTTATGACTACATATCTAATGCAACTGGGCTGTCAAGTAAAATATTGACTGCTAGACTTAATAAGCACAGACGCAACAATCTTTTGTTTAGGAAAGAATTTTCAGAAAAATTGTTATCCCCTGCTAGGCGCAAAAAACCGATTGTTGTAACGCCTGTGTGTGAGACGAGCATGGAAAAGCTTTCTGCTTACTGGTTGAGGCAAAAGCTATGCCATTAGGATTTACTGTAAACAGTGATGATAGGCTAGAGCATTTTAAGAAAATGGTTGAGGAATTGTATCAAGAAAAAAAGTACATTCGATTCCACTATTTTTTAACCAAGCCGCGCACCCCTTTACAAAATGATGCTATGTGGGCGTTTTGTGGAGAGATCGCTGACAAGTGTAACGATGCGGGGTACTGGCTAAAAATGACTAGCCCAGTGCTAACTAAGGAAGTGGAAATACCTTGGACAAAAGACAACGTAAAAGAAAGAATGTGGAGGCCTGTACAGGACTCACTGTATCCAAAGGCAAAGAGCTCTACTAACCTTGGCACGGTGGAGCTATCAAAGGTAGCAGAGGTGCTATCGAATCATCTGTGGGAACACCACAAAATATGGGTTCAAATGGGGAAAGACAATGGCAATTAAGCTAGAGGCTTGCGATACATGGTGCAGTAAGGTTGTTAGACAGAAAGCTAATTACACTTGTGAATACTGCGGCAGGCAGGACAGTAGAATGGAGTGCTGTCACATTCATGGGCGACGAGCTAAATCTGTTAGGTGGAGCTTGGATAATCTTGTGTGTCTGTGTAGCTATCACCACCGATATTTTACGGAAAACCCTACAGAGTTCACAGCATGGCTAGTAGAAGAATACGCAGGTCAGGGTCACATGGAAATGTTATTAGAAAAGAAAAACATTTTAATGCCGACCAATAAAAAACTTAGGGCAGAGATTGCCAAACATTACAGGCTAGAGCTTAGGAAAATGGAGCAAGACCCTAGCTACGAACCTGTATCATATAACTAGGAGAGAGTGATGCGAGAACTTAAATTTAGCTACATTTATAAGCACGACGAAACAGGTGAACTGATAGACCTACGCTACACGCTTGACGCAATTGAGAAGGGCGAGCCCGCGCGAGATAAGAACCATCACTTAAATAAATACAGCCTAGTAGCCCGAAGGCAATACATTGGTTTAAAAGACTCAAAAGGCTTGTTTGTTTATGAGGGTGATATTGTCGAAGTCATAGGCAACATCTACAAAAACCCCGAGCTACTAGGAGAGAGTGATGCGAGAAATTAAATTTAGGCAGTGGGATAAAAGAAATAAACGGTTTCATTATTTTGGGTTTGATGTAAACGAGTTTCCATTTACATCGCCAGTAAACCCCAATAGAGAATATTACCCAGTATCACAATACACCGGAGTAAAAGACTCAGAAGGCGCTGAGATTTATGAGGGTAGTATTGTGTTACTTCATGAATACGAGGATAGGGGTGATGGTAGTTACGAGCCTACTTTAGCTGTTACTGAATGGGATGAATACTATCGTGGTTTTATGTTTAAGACTATCACCGAGGTAGGCGCGAGCGACGAGGTCTTTATGTTTGAGTATACCGCCGAAGTCATAGGCAACATTTACGAAAACCCTAAGCTATTAGGAGAAAGTTATGAGTCATAAAAAGCGAATAGAGGCTGAGTACAGCCCCTTGCATCAAAAAATTAGGCTTTTTGGAGCGTTGGGCGCGTCAGTTAAAGGGGGCGTACACGCTATCGTTGGCTTAGAAACAGTGCTTGTGGAGGAAGGTGATTCATTTGACCCCTTTTTAGAGCTTGAGCGCGAGGAAGCGCAGTATTTATTAGAGTCTCTTTGGAAGGCTGGAGTGCGCTCCCCTGAGATAACTAGCACATTAGGCGAAATTAATGCTACTAAGAACCACCTTAAAGATATGCAAAGGCTAGTTTTTGATGGTGGGAGGGAGTGATGAATAAAGTAAATATAAAAAACCAAATGACTGCCAGAAATAAAAGGCAGTTAGCCAGAAAAAAGACAAAACCGATGTTGTTTAATCAAAGGGATATCGACGAACTTATTCATCAAGATATTGAGAAATTTAATCTACGTGAGAGAGCAGAGATAGTTGAAGCCTACAGATTGGAGTACCCATTTATAGGTATCAATACAGCTGAGGGAGAGAGTGATGAAGTGGATAAGTGTTAAAGATCGTTTACCAGAATATGATATGACTGTTCTTGTTTGCGTGGCAGATAGGGGCTTAGTTGATTTTCGCGTGGTTTGCTATTGTGGGGTTCTTGAGGGATGGAAATACTTATGCGGTAAAGACAGTGAAACCAGCGTTATCACACACTGGATTGAAAGCAAGTATGTCACTCATTGGATGCTGCTACCCGAACCACCAACAGGAGAGAATTATGAAGATAATACACGAATTACTTAAAGACTGTGAGCAACATAATCTACATGAGCATAAAGAAACCTTGCTAAACATCGTTGAATCAGTGATGTATCTAGATGCTGTACCTAGTAAAGCAAGGGGGCAAGTGGATGATCTATGGGCTGAGGTTAAGACAGAGATAGAAGAATTGCAGACACCACCTACAGAAGAACAAATAGGGTTGCTTCATCCTAATTTTGATGTATAATAGGTCTCGTGTTGATCGGGAGGTCAAACATTTTGGTTCGAGGTTGCATCCTCTTGCCAAGCTATTATTTTCATGTGTTACTCCCCTGTTTGGCCCCTATTTTTAGGGGCTTTTTTTTGTTACAATACAAGCATGAGTCAAAGCCTACTAACAAGAATTGGCGTATCTGGTTACAACAAACCTAAGCGCACCCCTAGCCATCCCACAAAGTCACACGTTGTTGTGGCTAAATCTGGCAACCAAGTCAAGACTATACGCTATGGTCAGCAAGGTGTATCTGGCGCAGGCTCTAATCCAAAGACTGAAAAGCAAAAAGCTAGGCGCAAATCATTTAAAGCAAGACACGCAAAGAACATAGCCAAGGGCAAAATGTCTGCGGCATACTGGGCTAATAAGAGTAAATGGTAATGAAAGGTTTATACGCGAACATCCATGCTAAGAGAAAGCGAATTAAGGCCGGTTCTGGCGAGGTTATGAGGAAAGCAGGGGCAAAGGGTGCGCCTACAGCAAAAGCCTTTAAACAGTCTAAAAAGACCGCTAAGAGCCTACTTAATAAGGCCAACTAACTGGGGTTGTTTCCCTATCGTCTACATGAATAAAAGATTTGTGGACACCTATACCCTGAAATCCCATCTCGTAGGCGTGCTTCTGGATGATGTATCTTTGGCTTCCGTGTAACGCTCTAATGTCTGCGGCAATACCTTGTGCGTGGGTTCCCGCTTTGGGCTTTCTTTTTTCAATACTGTGCCGTGGACTGCGATAGCCGCTTGTGATGATAAAGGGAAATCCGCAACGGTGGCGTAATTCGTCCAGTCGTGCGAGGAAGTCTGGACACATTTCATTTTCGCCAGTCTCCTTGCAATTAAAATCTTCTAGCTTAAAGTATCTCATTACAATTTTGCTTGAGGCTTGCAGGAATTAAACAAGGAGGTGCGAACCCTAGCGCCGACGCTCTTACATAACGCTTACGATACCTTAGTGGCGTCGCGGTTTTGCTAGGACTTACTCGCGTCCGCATTATCATAAAAGTAAAGCCTAAAGTCAACTAGGAGAGCCGCACCAGCCACACCTATATTTAATTTGTCGCATCACTCTCTTCTAGTAGCGTAAAGTTTATCTTCCTTAATGGCTCTTTTAATAATCTCCAACGCTTTCGTCTTGCCAAACCTTCGTCCGGCTGCTGCTGTAATAAAGCGAGC